GTTGGTAGCTGGTGCCGTTATGGACTTGAAGGTTGCCGCTGGTGCTGTTGTAGTAGCCGCGACCTTCAAAGTTGTCGGCTGTTGGCGCGACCGTAGCAACGGCGATACTGCTGTCGGCTGCCAGCTTGGCAGCAGTGATCGCGTCGTCCGCAAGAGCTGCCGTACCAAGCTTGGTGGCGCTGTTCTGATCGAGCTTGCTTAGGTCAATGCTGCTTGGATCAACTAAGTCCAGGCCGGCATCAACAAGGTTTTTAGCGGTGACCTTCTTGGTTTCGCTGGCGGATACGTCCGCAATGGGCAGTACGTCGGTGGCGGATACGCCAGCCTTGGACAGCTCGTTTAACTGGGTAATCCGCTGGTCAGCCACCGCGCAATCCTGCTACAGGAATATGCCCCAGTTTAGTCCTCAACCTCTTTAAGCAGGAAGTCAAGCGACTGCTCCAGTTCGATCAGGTCGTCGTCTTCCTTAAGGATGTAGGCAGCAGGCTCACCGATCAATAGGCGGATTTCACCATTGGTCACAAAATCAATGGTGCATTCAATAACGTCTCCTGCGGCTACGTTGACGCCAGCGCGAGTAATAACGGCTGAGGTTTCGTAGTAGACAGATGTCAGAGAGTCGTCAAGGCTTTTATCCGTCAGGTACAACGCGATATCAATTTGACTGCCGACATCAACACGCTGTATAAGCTGCAACATCAACAAGGGTGCTTCTTTGACGCCCGTTGTTGTGTAGTCAAATAAGCAGTCGATGCTGCCATTTCCGCTGATGATGCCAGCGCTGTACTGCTGCCTGAATTTATCGCTTAGTGATGTAACGTCAATGGCTTCGCGGTCGGTATTAAGGCTGTAACCCGTTACATTTCCGAGAATGTTGAAGCGTGTGTCGCGGATTGTGTAGTCAATGTTGATGGGGTTACCCGTAAACGCATAAACAGGTAGCTCTGCTGCGCGGTTGTTGTTTACTGCATCTTCAAAACGAGGGAAAAAACGCAATCCACCGGCAGCATTGACGTTGATATAAGCACTGATATTGTTCTCGACAACGCCGGTGCCCCAAGCGGTTGGGTCAAAACACACTAAACCGCGTGTGTCATCCGTTGAAATAACAAGACGGTCCCCAGTCAACAGGTTATCCAGAGCTGCGTCAAAGCTCAGCCTGTTTAATCCTGTTGTGACATCATCCGGCTTGATCGAATCGGCAAACGATCCGTAATTTACATTTGACCCACGGCGTAAGCGTATGTGCCCGGTGTTGCCTAAAAATACAGCCATTAAGTCACAACCTCGGTAAAGTCACCGTCCATTGTGAACTGAATTGGTACAACGCTCAGCTCGCCGGTGCTAACGCTGATCTGCGCGTTAGTGATGTAGGCGTTGAATTTAATGTCGTCTGCGTTGCCGCCGCCAACATTAAGCTCTAAAAACACGCGGTCGGTGGTTTGAATAGCGCCGCCTTTCATAATGCGGCTCAGCAATGCGGTGAATTGTTGATAGCTAACGCTTTCACCGGATTCTAACCTGTAATACATCAGCGTGGCGCTACCCGTTGCACCCTTGACGCCGGGAGTAAAAGTATTGACGGCGCTGTCGATCGTGTTGGTGCTGAGCAGCTCAACTGTGGTGTCTAGCGACCAGTCGCGGATTTTGGCTACTGGCTTGCCGGCGTAAACCAACGACCCGCTGCGACCTGTGTAAAAGCCCACTGCCCGTACCTAGTGATATGCCTGCATTCTAAGCAACGGCTACAAGCGTGACTTGCACGCTACTGATTCCCCGATACACCGCCTGTATGCGAGGTTCAGATTCGTAACGCCAGCGTGTACCGGGTGGTGCGTCGATTGCTGATGCCGCACCAGTCCAGCCTGCTCGTACATTGGCAGGCAGTGTAAATGTGCGCAGAGTGCCGTAGGTGCTGGCGTAATCGGTCAAAAATGCCTGCGCGTTGGCATCCGTGATGTTTTCGTAGCCCAGCTTCAACGTGGCATTGACGCGGCGGCTGCCGTACAAAATCCGCACTTCAGCGCCAGATTGGCTGTTGAAGCGCTTGACTGGCCAGTCGCCTGGGCTGAACTCCCGACTTGCTGGTTTGATGTTGGGGAAAGC